CCTCGCCCTATCGATTGTAATACTCGTATTTGAGATTTCGTCGGTGAAGCGAATATTATATTATGTAGATTTCTTATATTTATACCAGTCGAAAAGGTACCTACACTAGCCACAATAATAGCATTATTTTCTTTCTCGGTTAACTCACGAATTCTTTCTCGTTCATCAGCCCCCACTTCACCGGCTACAAAGAAAACTTTTCTTCCTTTGGCTTTATCACTTATATCTTTATATAGGGGTTTACCATGTTTAACCACATAGTTGTATAAAACTAAAGTATTACCTTTTTGGTCAAGAGCGAGATTTCTAATAAATTTATTTCTACCTTCATGCGTTACTAACCAATCAATTTCTTCTTGGTATTTCTTTTTACCAAACCCTTTTCGAACTTCATCACTATATTTAACTACTAATGCTTGTATTTTCATTTGAGCTAAAGTATCCGAATCCATTAGAGCACGAGTTGTAGTTACCTTATAAACCGGCCCGAAGCACCCTTCTAAAACCAACTCATGAACTTCCGACCCGTCCAGGGTTCCAGTAGTTCCTATTCTAAGCCACGCATTTCTTAATTTATCCATTATAGTTGTTAAAGACTTAGCCTTAAAATTATGTGCCTCGTCTCCGACTATCATTTCAAATTCTTCAAACCACGATGGAGGTAATTTGTAAACAGATTGCCAAGTAGATATAATTACTCTTTGGTCAATATTAATCTTTTCTTTACCTGAATATATTCTATGCATTGAATCTTCATCAAACCATTTATCATTCATTGCATAGTCTAAAAAGTCCTTATACATTTGTTCTACCAATGATGTAGTAGGTACAATGATAAGACATTTTTGGTCGGAGTTTTCTAAGAACCATCTAATAAGTATGTAAATAATAAGAGACTTACCAGAACCCGTAGGGGATATCAATACCGCCCTTTGATTAGAGAGAGCATGTTTGACGGCATCTATCTGGTAGTCTCTTGGTTCAATCTCATCACCACCTACAGTAAGAGGTAGTTCTTTGATGAACTGGTCACAATCAGTAACCACTTTGTCTGTAGCAACGTCAGAAGCCATATCGACTTCATAATTTCTTTCCTCAGCAAATCTTAATACGTGTTCAAGTAATCCATAAGGAAGCGTTTGATTTCTTGAATTAAATAAACGAATCTTTCCGTCCCACAACTTATTCCTATAAGCAGGCATAAATTTATAACCTTCAGCATAAAAGGTAAAACGCTCTCCAAGTTCTTGCAATGAACCAGAGTCGTCTGATTGTATCACTAAAGATACCTCGTCTTTTTTACGTACCTGAAACAAACTTCTTCCAATCTATAATATTTTTAACATGCGTATGCCTCCAGCGAAGATTGTTCATTATTTCTTCAAGTAAATTACCAACTACTTTTTGGTATTCTATCTTTTGCTTGACTTTAACAATGTCTTCATCTGAATCATAATAAAATGATAGCTCAGACTTTAATGGTTTAGTTCCACCATTAAAAGGGTCATAAGCCCAACTTCTTGAATCCATATCTTGCTTGGTCATCTTACCGGTGTAATATAACCACTTATCTTTTTTTAGGGTATCAAGGTCACTATCTAGCTTCGCTCTTTGAAGCCGATTAACGTTCACAAGTTCTAAATACTTAGCGTGAAGTTTTGATGTTTTCTTAGTTTCATCATCTAGGGCCAGGTCGTCAATTTCACAATCCACCTGCCACATTCTCATAATATCATCTAATGTCATAATCTAAATTTATTTATATCTATTTTATTATAGTAAATCTGTCGTATCTAAATGTAATATCTGTTTGTAAATATTCTATGTCTGAGTTTTGTGTATCAAATTCTACCCCACCGATTGAAACTGGGAATACGTTAGAAAATCTAATCTCTTTATTTAACGTACTATTATTACTTAAAACAGATAGAACCATATCGTGTATTTCTATCTTTGTTTCGTTCTTAACCATCCAGTTTAATAATTCAGTGTAACCTTTCATATCTTCATCAATAGCCAATCTCATTGAAAGAGAATCGAAAGATAGAGTTTCACCAGGAACATAACCCTGAGCGTTCTTATAATTGATTTGTGTCTCGCCAAGATTTACTGAAGGCATTGAAAATTGAGTCACAAAAAATTCGGTATTAGCAAACTCACTCCGATTAATAGTTAATCTAAAACCGGTTGGTGCTAATAAGTTTAAATTTGTAGTTAAGTTACTATTACTCATATTCTTATTTATATAAAAAAAGGGCTCCCTTTTCAGAGAGCCCTTAGTAAAGATTTATCTATTCGAATTAACCTTCGAAGTTGATATCTCTAACTTTAAACTTGCGGTAATACTGATTACCTGCAGTTGCTGTTCCTGCGGTGCCAAGAGTGGCAGCGAATGGATTCGCTACGATTCCGTAACGAGTCTTGAATGCCATTTTTGGTTGGAATGTAGTTTCGTCGATCGCACGAACCATTGTTAACGGAACGTAAGGGCAATAGAACATACCAGCATCAAATGGGTTTGTTCCTTTATATCCTACAGTTGCGTAATCAACAGTTGCATATGGGTCAACGTATACTTTCATTCTTCCGTTAAGGATACCTGCGAATGTATTTCCAGTATCGTCTACGTTCAAGTTAGCGCTCAGAGCTGGAGTATAATCCAATGAACCAGCTGCTGCAAGAGCAGATGCTACGTTAGAAGAACAAAGAACGAAGTTCCCTTTACCTCTACGTGTATCTTTTGCAATCTGATTCGCCTCAACTTCTAATTGGAAGATAAGAGACTTGAATTTTTCAACCAACCAACGACCATCAGCGTCTGCTGTTAATGAGAAGATGCCTGATGTTGAACCAGCAGTTTCATCAATGTTGCTTAGACCGATTCTTGCATCGTGAACGATGTTACGAATCACTTCACGATTGATTTCAGCCAAGATTTCAGCTGAAAGGATGTTAGCCAATTCTGACTCTGCATCCAAACCATGAACCGCTTTAAGGTCTTGAGCAAGCTCCATTGAGTACTCAGCCTTTAGTTGTCTAGTTTTAGCAGTTACTGTTGTTCTGTCGATTGTGAAACCAGCAGAATTGAAGTTATCACCTTCACCAGTAGCTAGAGCAGCTGCGCCTGCAGGTTTGTAGCCGGCGTTAGTTCCTCCTACATCAAGTGCACCGAATGGTGAGTCAGATGCTGGTGTTGTACCTTTAGCTGAGAAAGCTGTATCAGCTTCATCAAATAAGATTTCAGGTGATGCGTTAGTTAACGGGTTTCCATCATTATTATCTTTACGTGCTTTCATAGCAAAGATAAGTCCAGTTGGTGCTGACATAGGCTGAACACCAGCTACGTCATAAGCAATAAGGTTAGGCATTGCGCGTCTAACCATAGAGATAAGAATTGGGTCAAAAGCCGAATCGACTGTGCCAACTCCTGCGGAAGCAGCTGTAACATCTTCTGTCAATCGTCCATGGCTATGAGCATTAGTCTCACGAATCGCCATTTCAGTATTTTCCAAAAGTTTTGCTGTAACTGCTTTACGATAATTATCTTGAATAGGAGCAGCTGACCCGTGTTCGAGTACTGCACCCCACTTTTTGATATCTTGTTCTGCGTTTAGCATAATTGTAATTCCTTTTTAATTGTTGGATTATTTAGTAATAAATGAACTGTTTTTCTCAAGGTTACCTAGAGCTTTAACATATTGTGCCATATTGGCAGGAATAGTTTGTTTTGGCTCTTCTGAGGTTCCCTCTACTACTACTTCAACATCGCCAGATGCTTGAGTAGATTCTTTAATTTCTTCTTCATGTGAACCAGAGAAGAAAGTTTCCTTAACTGTCTGAACTTTTTCAGTGAATGCTTCTTCACTTTCGTATTCAGCACCGTCAAGGAGATGATTAAGTTTTTCAACTTGTGTAGAAGTTAAGTCTTGAGAGTTTTCACGAATGATTTTCTCACGAAGCAACTGATCGAGTTTTTCCTGTAAGTCTTCCTTATCAGATTCAGCTTGCTCTAAAGCGCCATCCATTAATTTAACCTTTTCATCTAACTCAGAGACTAAATCTCTTTTAGCTTCAGGTACATCAATGTAAGACTCTGTAAATAGAGTTTGCAATCCAGTAATGAATTTTTCAGTGATTTCTGAACGAAGTTGTGATTCAACAACATCTGAATTTTCTTCAACCCAGTTCTCGACTACATAGCCTAGATAGTTGTCAATCTTTTCTACTAGAGTTTCACGAACAAATGTTACTTCCTCTTGCAAGTCAGTATTGAATTGTTCTTCTAATTGAGCTCTGATATCATAAACTTTATTAGCAATAGCTGCTTCAAAAACAACTTGAGCTTTAGTTTTGAAATCTTCACTTAGATTAGAATCAGCTTGTACCAATAAATCAACTTCTGATTCAAGGTCAAATGATTCGTCCATAGATTTAGCTTTCATCATTTCTTTCTTCAAGTTATGATAACTTGCTTGTAGAGATGATTTCTTTTGAGACTTAATCATTTTATAAGCTGCTTGAAGTAAGTCACCCTTGTTAAGATTCTTGGCTGCGTCAGCTGATTTTTTAGCAACTGCTGCGGCTTCATCACCTTCTTTTTCACCATCAACTTCTTCTGATTTTGTAGTATACATAGCTTGAAGTTTATCAAAAGCAGCTGTTAGCTGAGACTTTTTCATACCCTTCATTTCTTTGTACATTTGATTCAGAATTTCAGCTTTGGTTTTAGGGGCTTCTTCCTCTTCATCGTCGTCGCCTTCAACTTCTTCGTCGATTTCTTCTTCATCGTCGTCTTCGTCTTTAGCTTCTTCGATATCTTCTTCGTCTTCGTCGTCTTTTTTGGCTTCGTTGACTTCTTCTGTGTCGGACTCTTCTTCAGTATCTTCTGTACTTTCGTCGAGTTCAACTTCTTCTTCTTGGCTTTCACCTAGAAGAGTCTTTAAGACTGTTTCAGAAAGACTAGTTTCTTGTGTTGAATCTTCTGCAGTCTCCTGCTCCGTTTCTTCAACAAGAGTATCTTCTTGAACGTCTTCGATTTCTTTAGTATCTTCTGACATATCTTGTGTCCCTTGTTTTAACTATTATAGTTTGGAGAGGAAATCCGCAAAGATTTTTTCTTGTGCTTCAGTAATCCGCCCAAGAGGTGTCTTTTGAATTTCAGTCTCATACTTTTCAATTTGTTGAGGTTTTAAGATTCCATTCTCCCAAATCCAATCAACACCTTCCATTATGCCATCTACGAAGGCCTTTGGCGCTGAGGGGTCTTGGACAATATCAACAGTTGAAAGAATATAATCATCTTTCACGTAAGTTTTATTATCTTTTTGTTCAACAGTTCCCATACCACGACTAGAAACACCTAACTTTACTCCACCTTCCATAAGTCCTTTCACGATTTTACCCATCGGTGTGTCAAGTATTAGTGCTCTTCCAACCACATTATTACCCTCAAATTTGAGATTGGTAATTTTGTGTGAAACTTTATCTAAGTTAATTGTAGGTCCTGCCGGGTGGTCTAATTCACCAACCGCTCGGCCTGTCTTAACTTGCTCCGAAACGTACTTGTTGACCGCTTCGGCCAGTACTTCTTTCGGATAAATTCTTTTATTACGATTTTCTGACTCGCTTTGCATAAACACACCTTCGATAAAGACTTGCTTTTTGCCGTCTTTTTCTTCAGTGAGATAATCGAGTCTCTCGTCTGTATGCTCAGTTATTAGTAACATTGTCTTCTGCTTCCGTTTGATTGAAGATATCTCCAGTCATTTTAACTCTTTTCACTTCGAGTGCATCCTGTAGTTTATCTTGTATCGCGGAACCAAACGCCTTTTGAGCGGCTTCTTTATCATCAGTCACTATGGCGTTAAATAGTTGTTTCGTTGATTCGGTCATAATCTCTATTTATAATTTAGTGTTTTTTGAGAGTTTTACATCTCATCTTCATCTGGCGACTTTAATATGCCAGCTTTTATTTCACCATCAATTTCTTTATTCATTCTATCAATATCTTCATCATTTTGATGTAGAATATTATTTCTTAACCATTTAACGGAATAATACTTGCCAACCAACTCTTGGAAGTCATTCGCCATTGTTAAACGTTCTTTCATTATCTCAAATCCTTTTAGTTCAGAGAAATAATTATCTTCGAGGTAATCGAAATTAATTTTTTCAGATATTTCAGGCCACTCTTGAGGAGTGATAATACCTTTTAATATCAACTGAACTTTAAGGGCTTCAAAGAATAATTGTGAAAATCTTTTTCTAACTCTATCAATGAATCTTTGGAACTTAACTTCATCTCTAGAAATTTCAGTAGCTCTTCCAAATGTATATTGAGCATCGTCTTCTAATCTGCTAACAGGAACATTTAGAGCTCTAAATAGTTTCTTTTGAAAATAGATTACGTCTTCGATTTGACCAAGGTTATCTCCACCAGGTAATGTAGTAATTTCAGTTCCTCTACCACCTTCTCTACGAGGTAAGTAGAAATCTTCTAACATTGACATATGTCTTCGGTCATCAGTAATCTCTCCAGTCTTAGCATCATATACTAATTTGTTACGATATTTTGCAACAACATTTTGTACATATTCTTCTGCTTTATTTTTTGGAAGGTTACCTACATCGATATAAAAAATTCTTCGCTCAGGAGCTCTGGATACTCGATAGACCACCAGAGAATCTTCCATCATACGTAATTGGTTTACCAATTTAATGGCTTTGTGAAGATGTGACACGACTCTTTTACGACTCGGGTCAGTGATACCTGAGTTCGCAGTAATGATAGATTCTTTAGCAATCTTAACACCACTGATGTTTGCGTTTTTACCTGACGATTTTGAGACGTATTTTTCTGAATAGACATAGTATTCATTTACAATTTCTTCGTATTCTACTTTTGTTTTAGGGTCAGTTTTCTTTTGAACTTCTTTTACCTTTGTTAAAGCTAAAGGTTCAATCGGTCGAAGTTCTATAATACCCCTTTTAGGGTTTTTATCATCAATGATAGTTTGAAAGTAACATCTACCATCAACATACCAATCTCTAAAAATTTCAGAAGCTCTTAAATTAAATTTTAATAATGCTAAAATAGTATTAAACTCAGCCACCATCTGTTTCTTAATCGAATCCGATTGTGGTAATTCATCTACAATCAATTCAATAGGCGCTGATTTATCGGAGTGAGCAATTGCCTGGTCTACAATATCATTAACTGCAGCATCACACTCAGGCTGACGAGAAGCTTCTCGATATTTTAAAATTAAATCATGTTCCGAATCGGAACTTGTGCCGTCCATGTCAATATATTGACCATAGAAAGCTCCAGTAGCATTCGTGGTAACTTGAATACCACCAATGTCATCATTATACGGGATAGGCGAGATTTTTACTTTTTTATCCTCGTCCGTTCCCGCAACTTTTCGCGTTATGTTGTAACCAAATAGTTCCATAATATATATTTATAAGAAATAGAGTTAGGGCGACGAGGAAAAAAATCCTCGTCGCCTCTCTATTTAAATGTTAGGTTGTTACGCCGGCCGACTCCCAGTATTGGTAAGCGAACTCGACGGTGTACTCTGCCAAGGCATCAGTTGTTTCATAACTTAAATCAACTGCACCAAGGTTAACAGGGAATGCTCCACGAATGGTGCATGATTTGATAACGTTATCATTTCTGTCTAATTGCTCAACTACTAAGTCTGCTTGATAATCGACTGGGTTAACCAATCCTGTACCAGCAGCGTGTTCGTTGATACCATTCAGCCATCTCTCAAAAGAGTTACGAACTGTCATACCTGATTCTTGGATAACTGTCGCTGTCCAATTCTCAAAGGTACGGTCTCCAGCAATCTTTAATTGACGACCTCTGAAAGGTATATCAATTTGAGCTACCACTGAAGAAGGTAACTGAGCAGCTTTACACATGAATGATGTTAACTCACTATCACCCTGAGCATAGCCAGGGAAATTGATAGTACAGCGGAACAGATTTGGTCTTGCTCCACCGCCTGTTAATTTCGATTTAAAATCGTCTACTCTAAATGTTGCCATATCTATTAATCCTTTCTATTATTTATACATTCCCAACAATTTCGCTAAACTCAACTCCTGTGCGTGTCGCAATAAAGTTAAGAGTAATGAAATTGATTGAACGTGCTGGTTTAATGAAGATATCCGCAACGAATCGATTAGAATCGATTACTTGTCCAGTGTTATTAGTTTCATCACAAACTACTAAGAAGTCTGTAATTCCACGTCTACCTTGAACATCTCTCAAGAATGGCTCAACTAAGTTTCTGAATGAAGCTCTTGTGAACTCATCATTTAACTCAAAGAGTTGGAACTTAGCCGCTGTAGCTATAGCTTTCTCAAGGGTAATGAATAATCTTCGTACGTTAATTCTATCAAAGGCTGATGGTTTAGCTTGTAGAGTTTTATCTCCAAACAATACTGTACCTTGACCAGGGAATGTGACTAAAGGATTTATTCCCGCTTTATATAATT